TCCTGCGCCATTTGTGTAAGTCATTACGAGGTCGCCGGTAGTTGGTGTAGATTCCGCTGTGGTAGCGTTGGAAATGAGGGTCATGTCGTTGTAGTTGTTTATTTCGTCATACTTAACAAGAACAATTCCAGAGCCTCCACTTCCACCTGCTGTTTCGGTAGCGGTTCCAGATGATCCACCTCCACCCCCACCTCCAGTATTGGCGGTTCCGTTATTACCGGCGGAGTTATTATTAGTGCCACCTGCACCCCCGCCACCAGAACCTCCAGAACCGGGGGTATCTGTTCCATAATAACTATTCCATCCACCACCACCGCCACCGGCAAAGAAACCACTTACTCCATAACTTGTTCCAAAAACAGTTGTAGCATCGTATCCCGCTCCACCATTTCCACCAGATGACGATGAAGCGCTGCCTCCTGTTCCGCCCTTACCACCGCCACCACCTGCGTTATATTGCTCTGGCCCGCCACCGTCATTTCCTTGACCAGTAGTTCCGCTTCCTTCGAGATCGGGTCCAGTTCCACCTGACCCACCACCTGATCCACCATCACTGGCGGAAGTTGCCGCATAACCGCCACCACCACCGCCAGTTGCAGTAAAAGAGTCAAAAACACTATTTGACCCATTCAAACCAATATTTAGGTTTCTTCCGACGGCTCCTGCTCCTACGGTTACGGTATAAGAAGTAGAGGGAACTACTGTATGAGTGCCGGTTAAAAGCCCTCCTGCTCCGCCACCTCCGCCTCCATAGTTACCGGCTTGTCCACCGCCACCGGCTCCGCCGCCAGCAACAACAAGATAATTGACTGAAGTTACGCCAGAAGGGGCAGTCCAACTTGTAGTCTCAACGGTGGTAAATGCAGTTGTGGCACCCGCAGTAGTTGAATGACCGCTGTAATAATCCGAAGCGTTCCTTGTTTCATTGGTTGAGGTAGAGGCATCAACACCCGTAGCATCCTCAAACGCATCAACCGTCTGATCCTTGAGGTTGTATGCCGCCATACTTCCATTGGCCGCAACCTTAAATCCCAACAGGGCGATGTCGGTTTCTAGGCTTGTGGTATCTACAGCGTCACTGGCAATGTCAGCACTCTTGACCTGACCGGCAGTTATATCTTCAGAGCGGATTGTGGTTCTAGTCAACAGTAATCCCCTTTAATTCTTCTAAAGTCGTTGCTTGATCCGCCAACTTTGTTATATCTCTTAACCTTTGTTTTTCAGTAACAATGGCAGATTTATCAGCACTGGTTTCAACAGCCCTGATAAATAAAATATCCTGCTTCTTAAGCAAAGGCTGTCTTTCCCCGCGCAATCGTTCTTTGGTGATCTCCCGCGCCTTCTCAAAATTGATAACAATCATTCTTGGTACTCCCATGCGTCGCGGAAAGTTCTGTCAGATGGAATGTCTGAGTCCTCTACGATCTTGAAGGGTTTGCCATCAGGCACATCCTTAGCCGCAAGTTCTTCCATTGTTCCCGACCAGTTTGGAGATGGGATGACAACGGCAACACCTGTATCTGTTGGGTAAATTATTCTCATGCCAAATCTCCAAAAACTAATACGCTTGTTTCGCCGTAATTAGTTAATATTTCCGTTGAAGCCTCTCTCGTATAAACCCTAAAACTAGCCGCTGCAAGAGTGGCAATAGAAACAACGCCTTTTGAAGAAGCGCATACACTACCAACGGCCACATAGTCTCCGCTACTCATGTTCGCTGTAAAATTAGGGGTATAATCTCCAGTTCCATTGTCGGTTACGGAACTAAAGTTGAAATCTTCTGAAATTGATCCGGTTGACCCATTAAAATTAACCCACGCTTTCGCAACCCTCTTTTTTACATTGTCTGCTTCCGTTGCAGACGTTGACAGTTTTGCTACTGTTACGCTTCCGTCAGTAACTCCCGCCGCCGCCCAAGACTGATCTCCACGGAGGAATACGCTTGAGTCTGCCGTACCTGTTCCTAAACGTGCAGTACCTAAAGTTCCTGTAGAGATATTCGATGCGTCAGTCGTGTCAGTCGTGGCTGATGTAGCAAGACCGCTGATCTTTGATGTCGCTATTGCCGCTGATGCGTTGATGTCAGAGTTAGTTATGTCCAGTGATAACTTGCTCTGAGCGATTGCCGCTGACGTACTGATGTGGTCGTTGGTGACTGAACCCTCGGCTGGCGTAATCGTCGTGCCGATGTCGTTGATGCCGATGACTTCGAGTTTGTCGGTCGAGATAAGGGCCGATGTCAGGGTCAGGGTTGTGCCGGATACGCTATAGGCATCTTCGTGCTGTTTGACGCCGTTAATCGTGACGATAAGGGATTGCTCGTTGGGAGCCGTCCATGTCAGCGTATGGGTCGCACTGGTCGAGCCAGTGACATCAAAACGCCTGATGTCGGACGCTTTACGAGTAGTGTTACCCATATAAGGCATTAGGTGATCTCCAATACACTGATGAAGCACTCAAGGTCAGAGGCCGCTGAAGCGGTTACCGTCAGTTTGTCCGAGGCTTCCAAGTTAATTGGTTTATCAAGAACCAAAGTCGAATCCGCCGGGACAGGGAGCGTCTTACCAACGTGGTAATACGCCGTTCCAGAGTTATCGTAGACCTCAATCGTTGCGTCCACGCTCGATGTGCCGTCCACATTGGACAGGTACACCGCGTGGATTACTGCTTCCGTTGCGGCGGGACAGGTATAGACATCCGTTCTTGATGTCGCTATCGCGGCCCCGGCGTTTTTAAATGCGTTTGCCATCTTTTAATTAGCCTCCTAATGCAAGGGCCATTGCGGCGCTGTTGTCTGTCGCCGTGATTTGAAGTTGTTCATTACCGCCTGAGTTGAGCGTGGTAATGGTTACGTTGTTACCCGCCGCTACCTTTGCTGACAGGTAGCCGGGAGTAGTGTCTGATGCAGAGTTACCTACCAAAACATCAGTGTCGCCAGCAAGCGCCGCCCATGCGGTTCCGTTGTAGTACTTGAGTACAGTGTTTGTCTCGTCATACCAAAGGTCGCCCGCGCTAGGCGAACCGGGTGCGCTTGCGGATATGGTGTACTCGTTTGCGTAACGGTTAACGTCAGCAATCGAGGAGGCGACTGTGTTTACATTGGTGATTGAGCCAGCCGTGGTGTTGACGTTGGCTATTGATCCCGCCGTGGTGTTCACATTTGCGACATTCGTCGCCACGGTTCCAACATTGTCGGTTGGCGAAATCGCACCCGCCACAACGCCGATGTCGGTAGCATCTCCTGCGACTGATGTCACGTCACTTGAGATTCCCGCCACTGTGGTCACATTGGCACTGATTCCAGATACAGTGGAGACATCACTGCTGATGCCGCTGACCGTGTTGATGTGACCTTGTTCAGTCGTGGTTGGAGTGGTTCTCAGCCAAGTGGTCGTCCCCAAGTCGTAGACCATCATCACGTTGTTGGTCGTATTGAAATACAGGTCGCCGTCGTCCAATCCTGTCGTTGGATCGGTTGCTGACGCGCCGTGGTACTGCCCTTGGAAGGTCGCTAGATCGGCGGCGGCTGACGAAGCCGATGATGCCGCCGCAGTCGCAGATGAGGACGCATTGCTCTCGCTGGTCGAGGCATTACTCTCACTGGTTGCCGCCGCACTTGCACTAGCACTTGCCGCACTGGCTGATGTCGAACTTGCAGAAGCACTGGTTGCAGATGCGTCAGCGTTGTATTTCGCTGAGTAACTACTTCCATCCACCGTCCCTGTGGCTTGCATCGCCCAGTCTTTGGCAGAACCAGCCGCTACCGTGGTTCCAATTGCGTACTCTTTTGCACTGTATTCTGCGGTATCGACATATGCGCCAGTGGTCGTGGCCCATTCTTTAGCCGCGCCTTTGGATGACGTGGAAGTAATTCCAGTACCCCCGACTGACCACGCTTTTGCTGAGTGGTCAGAAGTGGCTCCCGATACCCCGCCGTCTGTTTTCTGGGCGTAGTCTTTCGCTGAACCACCAGTCGAAGCCTGTGTGCCTTGGGCATATTCCTTTGCAGAAAATTCAGAACCCGTTACTGCCGCGCTGGTTTTTGTGGCGTAATCTTTTGCAGATGTCGCTGTCGTGCCGATTGCGTATTCTTTGGCGGAGTACTCTGCCGTATCAACGTAGCCACCAGTCGTAGTAGCCCACTCCTTCGCCGCGCCTTTACCCGAACTTGTCGTTACCCCAGTGCCACCGATTGCATAGGCTTTTGAACTGTAGTCTGTGGAATCGACTATGCCGTCAGTCTTACGCGCCCAATCTCTGGCTTCGCTGACGTTGACCATCAACTCCCACTTTGCCGCAGACAGGTCTGTCGCCCAAGTTCCAGAGGTGTGCGCCACAATACATACATAGAGGTTGTCTGTGCTGGCTCCCGCCGCTCCGTCTACTACTACGTCACGAAGTGCGTATGCAGTAGAAGTGGCCCAAGTCCCTTCCCAGTTACCCACTCCAGTCTGGAGTTCAAGGTCGCCAGAAGTATCAAAGCCTAATGCTTTGCCAGCCCGGTTCGTGGCGTTCTCGGTGATCTGCCAATCGGTCTGGGGTGTGCCTTCGTTGGGTAGTTTGAGCGCACGTTTGATATTGGTTTCGCCCGAGTCCCATGCCGTGACGAGCGCATCGAAATCAGACTTAACAACGTCGCCTCTCGCGAGGGTTCCCTTGGTATAGGAACCTTGCCTAGTGTAATAATCGTTAGCCATTAACGGCGTATCCTCCGTGGACTGTAATGCACCGTCACACCTTGCAGGATGTGAGGCTGTTCATATGTTGCTTCAGACAAGATCAGCATCCCCATGTTGGTTCCGATTCCATCTAAGTTTTCTTCTGAGGTGGAAACGATTTGCCCTGTCCAGTTGAAGTCATCCCAGTTGTCGATGTTCCAATAGCCGCCACTTCCATCGATGTTGAGGCTTCTTGTTCTTGCTTCGGGAGCATCTGGGTCTGAGTAGGAATAGTCAGGCTGGAACTGAAGTGTGATGCTTGAATCACCGGACATCTCGAATTGAATTTTTCTGAAGCGCTTGTCACGAGTGGGTGAGTCAAAGTGGTAATAAGAGAATCTCAACATCGCTTCAATTGCGGACCCATCAAAAGAGGTGCCAGAATCCATCTGGTAGACGTACCCATCATCAGAACCAAAGAACAGGATTTCATCTCCTGATGCGTCTTCAGCAGAACAAACGTTGTACACAACCTTCCCAAGATCGATCCGGATGAACCCAGCAAGTTTGTTTCCAGAAAACGTTGCATAGATTGCCGTTCCATCGGTAAAAAATATTCGGTACTGGCCTTTACTTCTTACTCTGATTGACGATATTGATAAGCCTTTCTTCTGGTCAATAAGCGGCTTAATTTTTTTGCTTATAGCGTTCATTGAAAAGTCGCCGTAAGCGTTCACTGCGGAGAAGGTTGTGACCCCCCTATCGTCCAGAAACATGGTTTCAGTAAGGTTCTGGATGGTCCACTCAACAGCGCCTGAGTTATCAGAAAATGTTTTCAGGTTCCAGTCGGCAGCGCTAGTTCCGTAAAGTATGTAAATACGATTACGGTTAAACACAGCCATTGCATCCCCGGGCATAACCTGAAGCCCAGTTATCTCATCGCCGGTCCCAATTTCAGACGCCCCCGTTACAACGTTAAACCCATAAGGATTGGCGATAGAGGAGTGCTGCAAGGAGCCTTTATGGAAGGCTAGAAACAGATGGTTCTTATGTGCCGCTAGGTGTTTAGGAGTATCAACAGACATCCCGGTAAACAATGGAACTGCGTATGTTCCATCCCACTCAAATGCTGTGTTAAACCCATCTGCCCAGTACATCCGGTTAGTTGAGGTAGAGCCGCCAAAGTTGTAATTAACGAACTCGTAGCGCCCACCGGGAACTAGCGAAACTGTCACTAGCGCGCTTGTAGAGAACGCTACAGTAGAGGAACTAACTTGGAGATTTTCTGCCGAGACAAACGTCCCCGTAACGCCCGTAAGAACAAATACCCCCGTAGCGTCACTGGTTCCTACTGCCCCGGTAGTGATTGTTACACGTCGGACAACTCCGGTAGCGCCAGAGGTCGCACCAGTAACAGTGTCCCCCTCTGAAACAGCGACGGAGCCAGTGTTGTATCTGATGTATTGACCTAGATCGACAGCCGTCCATCCTGATGTGGACGACTTGTACATCTTGCACTCAGTTGCTCCCGCGTTGTCACGGAACGCATATGTTGAGCCGTTATAGACCCAAACGCCACGAATTGCCCCAGACCCCGGGACTGTTCCGATTTTAGTTCTCGCCCTCTCTATAGAGGCTTGGGAATAAGTCGAGTCCAAGGCGTCTGTAGTTGCGCCCAGAGCGTTTTCAGCCGTTTTAACGACTGCCACGGTGGATGCGCTGACTTGGATGTTTTCGCCTACGGTGAAAGTACCTGTCAGCAAGGCAACGGCCATGTAGCCAACAGCATCGCCACCCGCATATGAGCCGCTTGCTACTACCGCGTCTGTGATTAGTTCTGCCGTGGCTCCTGAAGTAGCGCCAGTGATAGTGTTCGTGTCTACAGCGGCAACGGAGCCGGTTTCAAACTCCAGAATCCAATAAAGGCTTTCTGACGGCTTGGTTCTTCCGTCAAACCTTTCAAAGCCATCAATACGCCTGTACCCACCCTCTGGGTACACCTCATAATTCTTTCCGAACAATAGGCTACCCGGGCGTTGAGACAACGCAGGATCAGTTAGGACCTCCCCTCCCTCAAAGGGGAAGTACTTGATCCGCATGGACGATCCGGGTAAATGCGACCTCTGGATTAAATCTGAATAGATATTAGTCATACAGGGCGTACAACCTGATCGAAGTCGTCATTGCCGAATCTTCGCGCCCTCTGGCCCGGAAGTGACTGAGACTCAAGTTTGTCAAGCAGGTCCTGATACTCAGCAGAAGAGGAAACCAAAATTTCTGGGGCCTCTTCCCTTTCCGCCCAGAATGTTTTCGCTCTCGCAACAATTATTCGGTGGTATTGGCTTGGTATAACGGACTCATCTGTGTTCGCCGTCATTCGAGTGGGCGTCTTCCAGTAGTCGGCTGTTATCGTGTAAGCCTTCTCTGGCGGGGGATCAACTATTGCGTTGTTATCCGGCTGGATAACTACATATGAAGGCGTAGAGTTGGTCGCCGTCCCCTGCCTGTAGTTCGCCCTCCAGTCCACATAACTTAAAGGAGTGAGGTTGGTGGAATCATCTGATGTGTAATCAAGGTAAAAAGAGCGCATATCCCAATTACCGAAATCGGTAGGTTTCCCAACCGCTGGCCCTCTTGTCCCAGTAGACAGCGTAGAACTGTATTGAGACCACAGAAAATCCCAGTCATGCCAAAGCGACTGAATCTGGTAGTCGGCTTCCGCCACGAAATCAACAATAACCTTTAACTGGCCTTCCTGACTGACCACAGTTGAGGGGCCTGTGCCCGAGATGCCGACTTCTTGCCTAACCGTTTGCGCTAATTCTAGGAAATTCATAGTTCAGTTTTATGTGGCCCTCGATGGCGTCAACAACGTCATCTGGAGTTATGTTCGCAGCGCACATTGCGCCACCTGTGCGTAGGTCACGATTGCAATGCTTGAAACCGTAGTGCATCTGATGGCACGGGTAGCAATCAACATCTACTGGCTCAATTGCAGTGGTATTGATCCAGTGCTTCGTGAGGTTTTCTTTGGATGAGTGTGACAACAGAACAACCTTTGCGAGGTCTTCTGTGCCTACGGCGTTGAGAACACCGGTCTCAGGGCCAACGACCATGTCGCATTCCTGCGCGAACGCCAGCGTCTCCCTAATACTCCACTTCCCGCTTCTTGGGAACACACGCTTTTCACTTTCCCAACCGCTTTCCAACAACTGACATGTCTCGTCCCCAACCATGATAAATTTCACTTGGGGATTAGTGAGGAGCAATCTGGCAATAACGTTATCCATAAAAGGATAAGCCTTGTGAACAGAGGAGCCTGAGAGGGTTATGAGGATCGTGTAACTCCCGTCGAGCCTCATTTTCTTGCGTTGCTTCTTAACCCACTTTTTTTCTGAACTCGTTGGGTGAAACTTAAACTTAAACTTATACCCCACGTTTGCCACGTCATGTAAGGCTTCGGAATAGTTCTTGTTTAGTTTCTTGTGACGCTTTTCATGCGGCCACTCATATATGTCCTGCCCCTCAAGACACAGCAGGTTTTGCTCAATCACCCCGCCGAGGTTGTAAAACTCATCGAACAACTCCCCAAGACGTTCCCAATAAGGCCCAAGTTCCCGGTTCGGCACTTGGTCCGTGTTCTGAATCAACAGTTCGTCTATGTACGGATCGCTATGAAGTAGATCAACGCCATTTTCAGTGACGTTTACGCAAAGTTTTTTGCCTTGCGCTTTAATCAGGGGGAAGAGTGAGGTGATTTGGATTAAGTCTCCAAAACCGCCGTACCGCACTAGGCATACGGTGTTCTTGCGCTTGCCCCCAAGATCGTTGTCAGAAAGTTCTTTCCAGTTTTTATCGGGGACCCGAGCAACCCTAATCAATTGATTCGCGCCGAGGGATCATCAATGCTGTATCTCACGCCACCAACGCTAAGAACCAATGGCCCCTTGTACCCGGCACCGGGCTTGGGAAATCTGTATGTATATCGACCCCCGTTTGTCCTGCCCATGTTGCGGGCAATATCAATAACGTTACCTTGGGCATCCTGAAGCACAACGCTTGCGGCGAGGAAACTGGATGGAGTCAGAATAACGAGGTTGCCGTCAGACTCCGAAACGGGCTTCCAAACAATACCCGCTTGCGTAGCCGATGCACCAGAAACTTCTTCAGAAGATTCGGATGTTGATCCACTTTTTGTCTTGATGCAGGCTTGAAGCGCGGAGTCCCATTTGTACCCTTTACTTTCGCAGTTGGCTTTTTTCTGAGACTCTGTTTGCGCGTCCGATTCTCCGTGATCCTTCTCGATAAGCCCGACATCTTCCATCATGTCCCGAAGGGCCTTATGCCCGGGGTGGAGATGTTCTTGCTCCAGCCCCATTAGGCCAAAAAGTCCTCGAGCAAAAGCGTACCCCGGAAGTAACCCCTTCCATCCGAGCCCATTCTCATCAATTTCTTGGTTAACCTTCTTGCTATGCTCATTAGTGGCTTCTTGCAAAGTTTGGTTGTACTTGTCATACAGGTCTTGGACGATTGCTGTTTTTATTTGCTTATCGTAGACGGGAGCAAAGTTCTTAAATGGCCCCCAATTTTTTCTTGACTTGCTGAAAAGGTCCCTCCAGCCCTGCACTACAGAGATGGCCCGCATCTGCTTAGTTTTAGCCTCTTGAACGGGGTCTACAGTTGGACTCACTGTCGGGCCTGTTGTGATGGCTGGCGTCCCCCTGTAAGCGCGCTTCGAGGGAGTTCCTGTTACAGATGTTGGGGGTGCGGTGCTTTCTGTTTCCTGAGCAGCCGCGAGGTTGCGCGCCGCTATAGCGTCAAGCGCGTGTTCTGGCTGTGCGTAACCCTGCACTGGCGTAGATTCCATCGGGCTAAACTGGGTGTTAGGGTTGTCCAAGTTATGACTGAATGTTGCGCCGGGATGTCCGAGTTGTTGTGTAGATAACTGAGACCCATCGTAAGCCCCGTAATCGACATCAGTATCTACGCCATAGTTTCTACCCGGTGGGCCGAATTCACCCGGGAAAGAAGCATCCGCAGAGGTATTGCCAGAGGTATTCGCAGAGGTATTGCCGGAACCTAGCCCATCAAACTCTCCTTGACCCCCATAATCAGCAGAAGGGTCGCCGCCTCCGTTTTGGTTTCCGTTTTGGTTTCCGTTTTGGTTTCCGTTTTGGTTTCCGTTTTGGTTTCCGTTTTGGTTTCCGTTCCCATGCCCTGACCCCATACCGGAGCCTTGACCTCCTCCCGGTGCGCCATGTTCTGCATCAGGCATGACTTATGCCTTGTTCATTACCTTCCGAACCGTTGTCGGCCAAGTCCATGACATACGGAAAGAGCCATTCATCGGTTGCGGATAGACTACGCCAGATTCCCATTCATCACCTTCGACATGGTGCGCCTCTTTCGGCTGATCCCAACCCATGCGACAAGAAATGGATGAATCCTTTGTTTCGGCTTTCGATTCAAAGCCAACTTTGTGTTTGATATTTTTCATTGTTTTCCCAGAAAAAAGGGGGGCTAATGCCCCCCTTCTCCCATATTGAAGTGGTGGTTACTTAGGACCGCCATCCACACGAGTCCCATGACGGGCGCTTGAAGACGAACCAACGCCTTCAGGCTTCTGCCCGGGACCTTTGGAAGCAAGACCTAGGTCTTTCAAGGACGCAGTGATCTTCTGTTGATCAGAAAGACCACTTTTCACGCCCACACCTTGAGTTGACTGTGCCATATCGCTCCTCCTTTAAGCAGCAGAGTCCCACATTACGACGCGGGCCTGTGCAGCAGCAGAGTGAACGAGGCCAGCGCCCCCTAGGTAGTACCACGCAATACCACGAGAACGACCATAGTCGGTCGGAATCTTTCCTCGAATTTCTTCGGGGATAGCAACCGCCTCGGCTACAGTGTCAGCACCCATGAAAATCGCCCAGTCCGACTTGGAGTTAGTCCAAGTCGAAGAAGCAGTGCCCATGCCTGTGGCGGAACCGCCTTTGGCACGATACGTCTGCTCGACAAAGCGCACACCCTCATAACGACCAGTCTCACCATTACGGATCATCTGGAACCCGGATTCGACGTACTGATTGATCGCCTCCAGATCGTTTTTGAGTTCACGGTAAGTCGTAGGCCATGCCAGACAGAAATAGTCGTCCCCGCTGAAAGCCGGGATATTTCTTTCTTTAAGCACGTCTACGATTGCTTTGACGTGGTCCTTGCCCAATGCGACGTTGTTTGTCAGCGTAGCAGTACCGTTGGTGGTCAAAGTGACCGCATCGGTAGCCGTGCCAGCGGTAGGAACAACACGCAAAGGAGTTGTATCAATCTGGTCTGCGACCAAATCATCAAGCACCTGAGCGCAATCTACCTTAAGCACCTTATGGATAATCTCCTTAACGGGATGCTCAGACAAATCGTCTAGTTTGGAAGTGAATGGAATCGAGTTCCCCATCTCAGTGATGGTCATCGTACCCTGCGTGATCGTGAAGTTCGTTTCAGCAATCGCAGTGCCTTCGGTGAGAGCCGCACCTCCAGTAGCAACAGTGGAGTACACGTTCCAATGGAAGGTGTCGCCCTTGTTGAGACCTTGGTGCGCGGCGTCCTTGACATCCGCGAACTGACGAAACTTCACAATCGGACGTAAGGCGATACGCAATTCCTTGGATAGGTTAAGCGAGTACATGTAGCCGCCAAGGCTACTGGTACCCCATACTTGTCCTGCCATGGTTGTGTTACCTCAAAATGATTGTGAAATTACTAGGAGATTAAGCGGGTTGCCCGCGCTCTTTTTTCATCTCCGCGATGACATCGGAATAAGTTGGCTCCTCAAGGTCCTCACCAATATTGGCTCGAACGTTTTTCGGAGTAACTTCGTCCATGCTCTGCTTACGCTCTTGGCGTTGCTTATCTTTCGGTGTCCCGCCCAGTTCTTCAACGTAAGTCATCACCCATTCACGAGCATATCGGCCCGACTCTTGCATGATGTCCCAAGGGTCCCGGGTAGGGTCTTCTTGATAAAGTTCAGCAGAACGACGGTCCGCTACAGCCAGCAATGAGGTGTCGTCAGTAATGTCGGAAAATTCATCCCTGAATAATTCGACTGCTTGCTGGCGACGTGCTTCATAGCCACGTTCACGGGCCTGTTTCTCCTCTTCCCGCATCTCAGCCTTGGTTCGCTCAATGATTGAATTAACATCAACACTGGGCTCTCTTGGCTGGTCAGTAGTGCGGATTTGTTTAAGCAATTGGCTTGCTCTCGCTTCATCCGCTTGGAAAAGGGCATCGTGGTATTGCTCATAGAGAGCATCAGTATTCGCGTCCGAAGATGGCGATTGTTGTTTTTCGACGTCTTTCGATGGTCGATTTTGGGCTTCAAGTTGAGCCCGATACGAATTCAGTTTTTCCTCATACTCAGCCAACTCACGTTGACGTTCTGCGGCTTCCTGAAGTCGTCTGTCAGCAGTAGTGTTTTTCTGATACTGCGAAAGCAAATCATCATAAGGAACTTCCACGACCTCCCCGTCTACCTTCGCGGTGACATACCACCCGTCATCTTTCTGGTAAGCGGGAGTCAGAGACTCCTCTTCTTCTACTGCCTCTAATTCTTCTTCAACTGGTTTTTCCTCCACCATTGCAGCAATTCTTTCGAGTTCTACTTCGTGGGGAAGCAATTGAGGCTCTTCCTCAACGATTTCTTCTTGTTCGGAAACGTCCTGTTCTTGGATAGCGTCCATTCTTTTACTCCGTTATTTCGGTCAGAGTCTCCTCTGCATGTTTTGCTTGGTTAATAGCCTCGTCCAGCCATGCAATGACGATCTGAGGCAACCTCGCGCGGAATTGCAACTCCCTGATGGTGTCCTCATCGTGGGCCTCGGTTTTAATCCATGCTTCAAAAGCCTCCTCTCGGGACTTTGCAGCGCGGCCTACGATGTATTTACCTAGTGGGGAGTTCAAAAACTCCTTGGTTTGGAGGCCAAGTCTTGCCTCCGCAATCAATAATTCGGTTTGATCCATTAACCCTCTGCGGCGGGTATCTTCCCGTACCTGTCGTTCATTAAGACATCAGACATCTGCTTACCTTCGTCATTGCCCGGGGATATACCGATGTTGGGCTCTTCCATAAGCATCTTGTGTACGAGGGCTTCTTTCTGGAGAAGAAGTTCCCCCCTCGCGATGTCATTCTTTTCTGCTTTAAGCCGAGATTCGATAAGAGATATCTGGTGCTTGAGGTGATCCATACGCTCTCGCGTCTCCGAAGAAATCTGGGTAGATGTGATATCGCCCGTTGCTTTTTCTTTCGCTGCGAGAATGTCGGACTGGCCTTTGATCTGTGCCGCAAGAATTCTTGCCTGTGCATCGATCTGCTTTCCGGTACCCTGATCTGTGAGTTGCTGAACCACTTGAGTCAACTCTTCTATCTGACCCTGCATCTCCATGAGTCGGGGCTGCTCTTCTTCGGTAATGAACCGCTTGCTGTCTTTGTAACCAAGAGCGCCAAACACTTCTTTGGTCACCTCTGCTTGGTTCAGGTAGGAGATAATGTCTGGGTTGATCTCCCCCATGGTCCTGATACCAAGTAGAAGCCGCTCTATCTTCCTGATGGGGTCTGTTGCCCCTGTTCCAACGTTCACGCCAATAGTCATTTCGTGGCGCAAGATGTCATCGATATCTTGATCGGTGAAACGCTGATAGAAGCCGGGTTCCATGTTTTCATCCTGCTCTGCCCTGTTGGCGGCAACAGTCAAAACAACTTCGTCAGTTTCGTAGTACTGCTCCAATCGAACGATTTGCATCAGAACAGGCTCTAGCCATGTGTCCGCAAAGGTCCGAATCATGTATTCCATGATGCTGTTCGCGTTTGAAGACAGCATCTCCATTCCGCCAACCGTTTCATTGAGCATCCGATTGCTCTGGACACTTCCCTGAGAGAAGTTGCCCGCAATATCATCGAAATCAATGTTCAGTCGGTCCTGCTCTTCGTAAGCAGAACTGGTAACGTCAGGGGTGGGGATCATGGCCACATCAGTATGTGGGTCGTCCATCATCACTGAGCCGCCCGGGACGCTTCGCTTTAATGCGTGAATATCGATATTCGCGCTTCGTCTGATGTGGTATCTCTTGTTGAGAACCAGTTGCACGTTATCTGCACGTTGGTTTGCGATATCGTTCGCAGCGGTTTGAAGGTCCTGTGTCAGTTCCACCATCGACGCTGGATAAACCTTATGCGCCTCAATGACAGAGTTACCCATGACATACGGGCGTTCACCATCACGAAGATGTGGATACACTTCTTTAAGAGGCTTGGGGGCGGTCAGCATATATTCAGTGCCAGCCGTGTAAAAAATCCAGTCTTTGCCCCCCTTGCGAACAATATTCTTGTGAATAAAGATCGTGGTGTATTCGGAGGTGTCCTCCCTCCTCTCTGATATTGGGTCCTGACGCTTGCCTTGGCGTGTCTGTCGGGTTGAATCAAATTCCGATGACTTAGAGGCGTTGAGAAGTTTCCCTACATCAAGCCGCCGCCACTTTGGCTCATTGGTTTTGGGATCAATCTCATCCATCCTCTCCAGAACATCTTGCAGATACATTGGGACAACTTCGATGACGAACGGTGAAGTACCAATGGGATCAATCCATTCGGCTGCTGGGTCAATCCTGAGATTTTCCGACGCGACCAAACGAATCGCGGGGCAATCTTTTATGACCTCAACCTCTTCTTCAGTCTCCTCGGCTACTGTGCCGTCTTCATTGAGAACAGGAGCCCCCTGCTCATCCAGAAGCGGCACCTTCCGCTTTGACTTGACCTCCTTGTAATCCCAATACTGATGAGAAATGACGGTGCCGAACACAAGCGCTTCCTGATAAGCAGCGACTAAGGTTTGGAACCAAGGAATAGTCTTGGTGAGTCGATACTGAAGCAAATGCTTCAGGATGGTTGCAGAGGCTCTTTGCTCGGGATCAGAGTCATTCTGCGGATAAACAGAAACAACGTCCTCAGTTGCAAAAAAGGCTGCGGTTACCGCAGCCTCGTTAGTCCGTATTGAGGATCGTGTTTTTGGCCTGAACAGCCTAGACCGATGCTGATACTGACTTGAATGGTACTTGGAACCCGTTGGGTGTTCCGACTGGAAAAGAGCGATGTTTCTTTCCCACTGTCGTCGGTAGTTGGAATCCAAATAAGATGTAGAGGACCGATACGCCTCCCTCGCAAGCGTTAGCCAAGGGTCTTTCCTCTCTAACTGATCATTTAAAGGGACTTCACTCATCGAATTTTACTTCCCCAAGTACGTTGCGCTCCAGAGAAGCAAGTTCGTCTAGGTTCGCGCGGCCCCTCGATACACTGGCGCGTTCCAGCAGTTCTCCAGCCCACGTCACAATATTCTTGTAGTCAGGGTCAATCTTGGTGACATCAATCCACATTCCATACCGCGAAGAGAGGTCTTCGTTCCAAATGGCTAACATGGAGTAATCGTTACTAGGGCCGACTGCCCATAAGTGATCAGGGTAGTGCTTGTACAACGTATCACCCACGTTCTTAACCAGTGAGGTGATTGCCGCCTCCTGCATCATCCCCATCTTATGGGAGTCAACCAGAACCTTCATTCGTTAGCCGCCACAACGACCAAAACCACTACCACCATTGCTACAGCCGCAGCGGCTCTTGGATTGTTTTTGCACCACTCTTTTATTTTTTCCATGATTACCTCTTTGGCCCATATGGGCGTCTCGGGTTTTCAGACAAAGTTCTCTGGGGAAATTTGTAAACGGGGATTGGCGGCTCGGGGCCTGCGCTTTTGTCTACAAGTTCTTTCCAAGAGTACTTGCGTGTTTTAACTTTTCCTTGTATTGGCATTAGTGAAGTACCCTGTGATCGTCTTCTAGGATGTCTGCGGTTTCTGTGGCGACTTGCCTGATGAGTAGGCCAAGCGCTCTGGTAATTTCCAACTCCTCGATCTCATCTACAGGAGCATCAACAAAGTGAGCCATGAAGGCAGCCGCGATTTGCTCTGGTGTACTCAAAATGCTGGTAACGCCTCCGGTTCCAGATCATCCTGAAACACTGTTTGGGGTGGTGATGCCTCGATGTCATAAATGCGTGACATCGCATCAAGCATGTCAACGTGTACAGCCGGGAAAAGGTTGTATTCGTTTTCAATCATGCGCTCAGTCAGGTCATAGACTCGACCTGTCTCATCTTTTTGCCTGATGGGACGGATGATTAGTGATGCGTCACCGCTCTCGAAGGCTTTTCTTTGCCTAGAGGTGACGTGATCGCCACTGGGGGCCAAGAAGAAGCGCCAGTTCTCAAAGTCGGGCTGTAATCTTTGGACTCGATCCCGTTTAGAACCGGGCCCTTCTCTTGGCCATGACAGTTCCTCGATGGGGAAGTAGTTGTTTTCGATCTTCATCATTTCCTTGAAATGCTCGATATCGGAATCTTTCCCGTATCGCTCGTATCCGATCTTGACTACCTGAATACCTGTCTGCCGAAGCCACTTTTTTCGGAACTTCGACAACGATTGCCAGCGCTCTTTCAGGTTCAGGCGATGACAAAGCCCATCCAGTAAAAACTTGTTGTACGCATGATCAACCCCAATAACCGCAATAGCGGTTCTGTCTGAAGTTGATTTCTTCGAGTGCGCAGGGTCACAAAGAATGTAAATGTTGAGAACGCGAGGTCTCACCTCTGCCCTTCTGATCCACTCGGGATCGAAGACCTGTTCGGAGCCCGCAATCGGGTTCTGCAACATCTGGCAGGCCAGAACGTACTGCCCCATGGACAACTTCTTTTTGTCCCACTCTTCCTGATTAAGGAGAACAGGCTCACCATCGGGGGTGCCTGACTTAGTTGCTGGGTACACCCGCATTGGAGTGCCGCGTTCGATCAGGTCTCGGTAAGTATCCGCGTAGTGGTAACGAGTGCCGATGTACCACTCTCGGTTTGCCCCGCCTGACAGGTTTTGCGACAGGTCAAGAGCCTCTGTTGTCTTGGAAATCTGCTCTGGCGTGTTAACCGAGTCACGGGTTACAACGTCATCGTAAATACGAAGGTCGTAGTGGCGGGAGATCGGCTGACCGTCTACCAACCCCCACGCCTCTACTGTTGCTTCTTTGGGATTTGATTTCCGCTTAACAATGATCCCGGCGTCTTCGCCCCATTGCGGTGAATCTTGACGTGGATTTGGGTAACAAATGTCTGGGAAAAGGTCCCGAAGAAAATCATTAACCTCAAACTCGCGCTTGATTTGTTTAAGGAACCCCTTCGCAATAGGTCTTGTATGAGAAAAGATGCCTATCGTTATGTTTGGGTCCTTCAGGATTTCCTGAACTGCGCCAGCATAGGTAATGAGTGTTGACTTGTAATGACCACGGGCCCACAAGTCGAGGTGGCCGTCTGGGTTCTTCTCGATTTCTCGACAGCGGTCATATAACCATGGATGAACGGCATCCTTCCGATTGAGAAGTACTACGAGAAGAAACCAGCGGTCAATTTTTGCTAGTTCGGCAACTACGGTTTTGTCGTAGTTTTTTTGAAGAAGGTTTTGGTAAAACTTGCCACTCTCTTCCAAAGTGGCGGTAGGGAGATATTCCTTGGCTTTTGTTACAAACTCATCTAGGTTCATCTCGGAAGGCTATGCGCCCGGTTAACCTCATTGGCATGAGCGTAATTGCCAGTCCTGTTGGCTTCCTGCATTACGCGGACATAATTTGCATAGTACGCATCGTTATTGCGGTCTCCCTTCAGTGACTTACCCGCGTTCGGGCCAGTGTGAATGTTGCCGTGCATATATGTGCCTTGATTCTCCCACTCCCCTCGACTTGCGATCCTGACCGGCTGAGGCTTGGGCTTGGGCTTCGGCTTAGGCTTGGGCGGCGGAGGCGGCGGGGCCGGTGGCGGCGGGGCCGGT